GATCTTGGTATTTCAAACAATTTCTATAATTATGACAATGGTAGATTCTCTACATTGTATGGAACTTATACTGGAACAGAAAATGACATTAAGAGAAGTTTTGAATTAAAACATCAAGGTGATTTAATCTTTGAAAGAACATTTGATTCAACCTCATTAGGAACAACTGTTTCTACTGATGAAAATGTTTTAATTCTACCTAACCATTTCTTCGTTACTGGTGAACTTGTCAAATATACAATTCCAAATGAAGATGATGTCAGAGTTGGTATTTCTACAACTACTATTGCTGGTGTTGGAAGTACAGATAAACTACCAACTGATTTGTATGTTGTAAAAGTCAATGATAGTAAAATTAAATTTGCCGATACTGCAGAAAATTCTCTGAAATTTAATCCAGAAACATTAACATTAACCAGTATTGGTATTGGTACGCAACATAAGATTACTGGAACCAACAAAGATGCTAAGGGTATCTTTACAATTGATAATATGATGCAGTCTCCAATAGTTTCATTGGCAATTACAACATCTGTATCTGATGACATTGCATTATCAGATACTCTTATTAATACTGCAGGAATTACTTCTATATTTGCAAATGATATCATTGAGATTGATGATGAAGTAATGTTGATAGAAACAGTAGGAGTTGGAACTCAAGATAAAATTAGAGTTAGAAGACCTTGGTTAGGAACCGAACTTGGTATTCATACTGCAGGTTCAATAGTAACTAAACTAAAAGGTGATTATAAGATCACTGGATCTACAATTAACTTCACATCTCCACCATATGGTAAAGTCCCAGTAACAGTAGATGTAAACCAATTTGGAGTTCCATTCGTCGATCCTTCTGAGAGAGACTACACTGGCATTACAACCAACTCATACTTCCATGGAAGGACATTTATGAGATCTGGCATTATTGATGAAGTTGAGGAGACCTATACTAAGAATTATATTTTTGATGATATTTCTACCAAGTTTACTGGTATTAGAACTTCATTTGATATGACCGTTAATGACCAAGATGTTGTTGGTCTCTCTACAGATAATGCAATTGTTCTTGTTAAGGATATTTTCCAGCAACCAACAAGATCTGGTGTATCTTCAATTTCAGGAAACTATGAGTTTATTGAAGTTGGTGGAAAAACTAAAGTTCTATTTGATGGATCTACTTCTGCAGATGACTTTACTGCGGCAGATGGTCAAGATATTAACGTCCCCAATTTACCTGTTGGTGGTGTAATCGTAAATATTGGATCTACAACTGGTCTTGGATATCAACCTCTAGTTGCTGCAGGTGCTACTGCAACAATTTCTGGATTTGGATCTATTACTGCTGTTAGTATTGCCAATAGTGGATCTGGATATAGACCTGGCATTCAAACTCACATCAATGTAATTGCACAGACCTCATCTGATGTTTCAATTATTGGTTATGCAACTGCTCTCAATGGTCATATCACTGGAGTTGCAATTACTAATGCAGGTACTGCGTATACAAGTACAAATCCACCACTAATTAGATTCGATTCACCATTAAGTTATACTAATATTCCTTTATTATATTCTAGTGATTCTCCAAACGAAGGTATTGGAAGAACTGCATCTATTGATATGTTCGTTAGTAGAGATACTAGTGTTGGTCAATTTAAGTTCAACAATAATGGATATGCCTATGGTCAAGGTGAAATATTAACTGTTGCAATCGGAGGAACTACTGGCATTCCTACGGATACATCTAAGACATTTGATGAATTCCAAATTACTGTTATTGAAACTCATAGTGATGAATTTAATTCTTGGTCACTTGGACAACTTCAACAGTTGGATAGTCTAGATAATCAATTTGATGGAATTAGAAGAGTATTCCCCATCTCTTTCCAAGGTGATAGATTATCAATTAGAGCAAGAACTGGAAGTAACATCGATGTTTCTGCAACACTATTAATCTTTATTAATGATGTTCTTCAGATTCCTAATCAAGCATACACCTTTAAGGGTGGAAGTTTGATCATCTTTGCAGAACCAATTCCCGAAGAATATACTTCTAGAATTATTTTCTATAGGGGAACTAGAGATATTGATGTTGAAGAGGTTGATATTGTAGAACCAATTGAAATCGGTGATAAAGTTCGTATTATGGATGATCCTCCAGCAAGAACAGAGGAAAAGAGAACGGTAGAAGATATTCTATCTTCTGATATTCTCCTCACAAACCCATACAGTGGTATTGGAAGATTGAATGATGAAACAATTGAACGTCCAATAATGGCATGTAAACAGACTGAGGATTTGTTTATTAATGGTGAATATGTAGGAAAAAATAGAAGACTATATGAACCATATATTTTCCCAACAACAAATCTAATTCAATCAGTTGGTGTTGATACTAATGTTGCTTGGGTTGAAGCAACCTCCACTTTCTTTGATAATAATAAAGAAAATCTGGCAGGTAAGAAACTCGGTCAAATTCAAATTATTTCTCAAGATGAAACACAGACTGGATTTGGAACAGTAATTGTTTCTGGTCTAGGATCTATTACTAGTGTAACAGTTTCTAACCCTGGTGTTGGATATACATTCACACCACTAATTGCAATTGGACCTCCATCACCTGGTGGAACGCAAGCAACTGCAGAGTGTACTATTAGTAATGGATTTATCAGTGCCATCACAGTAACAAATAATGGTTTTGGTTATACTGGAACTGCTGCACCATATGTGAATATTGAACCACCAAGAGTATACAGTGAACCTATTAGGTTAGTTGAATATGATGGTGATTATGGAAATATTGTTTCTGTTGCAAATACAACCGTTGGGGTTGGTTCAACTGCATTAGAATTAAGTCTTCATATTCCAAGAGATTCATTTATCAGGAACATCGGTATTAATCCAGGTGGAATTACAACTGAAGGTATTACTGGTCTAGTGACAAGTTATTACTTTACTGCTTCCAGAACTAATGTTGGTAATGGTATCACAGCATTCTATAATGATGGTAGTACACTCAGTATTTCTACAGATAAATTCAATAACATCTTCCAAGTTTATGATATTGATAGAACCACAGAGTCTATTCCAGGAATTGGGGTAACTGATATAGTTAAAATTACCACTTTAGTCGATGGTCCTATTGATCTTGCAGAAAATCTTGGTACTTTTGATAACGATCAAGAAACTTTCGATTCAACTCTATTGACTTTTGATAGTACTGGTGAAGATAATGGATACTTTGGAAACTTCTCTTGGGGAAGAATTAATTGGCATCCAACTAAGAGTAGAAATGAACCTCTAGATTTTAGTTCTTATCATATAAACGGTGTTGCTGGAATTTCAACTTCACCATTCGTTCGTAGAACATTCCCTCTAAGAACTAAACTATATACTCAATACTAATATTAATGAAATGACATTGCCATTGATTATACTACACGATTTTGCAAAAATCGGTGAAAGTGATAGAAAACTCATGATTGATGATGTTCTTTCAAATAGAAGACAGCATTTAATTAGAGATTCAAGTGCATATAAATCAAATAACTCAATAGATATAGATCAAACTGGGTTATTTTCTATTTTGTATGCAAAGTTTGCTGAAAAATCGGAAGAGTTGTTTGGTAACTTAAATTATGAATCAGATAATAGTGACAAATGCTGGGCATTTTGCACAAATAATGAATATTGGGCATTTAATCCACATATTCATGATTGCACCATCAATTCTGTATATTACTTGAACGTCCCAAAACATAATGGTCATGAATGTGGACCAATTATGTTTACGGATGATCAAGATTCTGGAAAATGGGAATGTTATCAACCAAAAAACGATGATTTAATTATTTTCCCTGGAGATTTGCATCATGATCCAAATTTCGTTCCAACCAAAGAATGGAGAGTTTCTATAAACATGGAAATTCGTTGCAAAAACAAGATTAAATGGTCTGCTTATAAATAAGTCATAAAGATAGTCTATTATAATGGCTCTACAAGGTATATCAACTGGAACTACACCAAATGACGGTACTGGAGATTCTCTCCTTGTTGGTGCCGTTAAGGTAAACACTAATTTTCAAGAAATTTATGATGCTCTTGGAAATGGCACAGATCTTCTAACTGGAAATCCAAATTTAACCGTTGGATTTATCACTGCTACTGGTGCATATTTCAATGGTGATGTAGGAATTGCTGGAACTCTTACATATGAAGATGTAACTAATATTGATTCTGTCGGATTGATTACTGCAAGAGATGGAATTTCTGTTCTTGGAGCAGGAATCACTGTAACGGGAGTTTCTACGTTTTATAGTTCTACTACAATTGGTGCAGCAAGCACTTTTACTGATGCTGGTCTTTCTGTAGGTTCTGCGGTCACTGTAACTGCAACTGGAGTCAATGTAACTGGTATTGTTACTGCTACCACATTTGAAGGTTCTGGTGCATCACTTACTAATATACCAAATGGTGCATTAACGAACTCCAGTATTAGCATTGGTGGAATATCTTTAAGTCTTGGTGATACTGATGCAACTCCAGCATTTGATTTGTCCAATGCAACCAGTTATCCATATTCAAGTTTAACAGGTATTTCAACTCATCTATTGGGAGATGGATCACCCCAATTGGGTGCTGATTTGGATCTTAATAATTTTGATATTACTGGAATTGGTGATATTTCACTTGACAATGGTAATGTAACACTTACTTCTGGATATATTCAATCTAATCTAGGAATTAGTACTAATGCAGGAACTACTACTGCACAAATTAATGTTGACTCAACTGGAAATCAATTAATCATTACTGTACCTGGTGTTGGTTCAACAACCCTACCATTAACCTAATAAATAACTAAAAATAATCGATCATGTCTGCAATCGTAACAGATCAACTTAGAATATTGAATGCTAAGAATTTCATTAGTGAGATTACTTCTGCTGATAATTCATATTATACATTTGTTGGATTGACAAATCCAAACGAATATTTAACTACCTGGGATGAAGATCCTCCTGCACCAAAAGATAATTTTGATCAGGAAAATCATAACTGGGATACTGTTATTGGTTTGAAGAAGATTGATTCTACCAATGTCAGATTTGCTCTAAAGAAAAATACTTGGACATCAGGTATTACCTATGATATGTATAGGCACGACATTAATAGGGATAAAGTTTCTCAACCATCACTAGCAACTAGTTTATATTCTGCAAACTTTTTTATCATCAATAAGGATTTTAAAGTTTATTCTTGCTTACAAAATGGTACTGATCCAGAAAATCCAAATGGTAGACCATCTTTGGATGAACCAACTTTTATTGACTTAGAACCAAGAAGTGCTGGAACTAGTGGTGATGGGTATATTTGGAAATATCTTTTTACTATTAATCCAAATGATATCATTAAATTCGATACTTTAAATTATATTACAGTTCCAACTAATTGGTCCACTGCAGACGAGTATCAATCAGTAAGACTAAATGCAACAAACAGTGGTCAGTTAAAAGTTGCAAATGTAACATCTAGAGGAGTTGATGTTGGATCACCAAACCAAGTATATATTTGCGATATTGTTGGAGATGGAACTGGAGGAGAAGCAACAATCGTAGTAGATAATCAATCGAAGGTTGATTCTATTACTATTTCAAATGGTGGAACAGGATATACATATGCACGTGTAGATTTAACTACTGGAAATTTTCCAACTAATCCCACGACCACACCAACTTTTGATGTCATAATTCCACCAAAAGGTGGACATGGTGCTGATATCTATAGAGAACTTGGTTGTACAAAAGTCTTAATTTATTCTCAGATTAAAAATGATGCGACGAATCCAGACTTTATTGTTGGAAACAGAGTTTCAAGAATTGGAATTGTTGCAAATCCAGAAGAATTTAATTCAACTGAACCACTTCAAAAAAATCAGGCAAGTGCTTTATATGCATTAAAACTTACTGGAGTAAATGCACAAACTGACTACATTAATGCAGTATTTGATGCCAATGCAACTATTACTCAAACAGTTTCTGCAGGTAGTACCGCAGTTGGTAGGGTAGTTTCTTATAACAAGAATACTGGAGTTCTAAAGTACTGGCAAGATCGTATTGCTCATGGATTTGATTATGATCTAGATAACATCAATACTACTGGAGTATATGGAAATAATTTAGTTGAATTTACCTCAACACCAGGAACTGGTGGAACTTTAAACATCACTGGATCCAATCAAGACCTTAAGATTGACACTACATTTAGTGATGATAAATTCGTCATAAATAACCTAAGTTACTATCTTGGACAGTCATTCATAAATGGTCTTTCTGCACCAGAAGTGAAGAAATACTCTGGAGATTTGGTTTATATTGATAATAGACCATCTATTACAAGATCTGAAAACCAAAGAGAAGATATCAAAATCGTATTGCAGTTCTAAAGAATTATGCCACAACTAACTAATCTCAACACATTTCCTTACTTCGACGATTTTGATGAGTCAAATAACTTTTATAAGGTGTTATTCAAACCTGGACAACCTGTTCAGGCTAGAGAGCTTACAACTCTACAAAGTATTCTCCAAAATCAAGTAGAGCAGTTTGGTAATCATATATTTAAAGAAGGATCTGTAGTAATTCCTGGATCTTTAGTTGTATCTGCATATCAGATTTCTTTAGAACTAGAAAGAACTTTTAATGGGATAGATATAACTCAATATTTAAGTTCTTTGGTATGAAAAAATATTGTTGGTGGAGATAGTGGTGTAAAGGCAAAAGTTGAAGGATATCAAGATACACATATAATTGTTAGTTTACTTGAAAGTGGCACAGATAATGAACAGCAAGAATTTGAAGTAGATGAAGATATTTTTGTAGAAGAATCTATTCCTCTAACAGATACTTCCATTACAAGTTTTTCTGCTGGTGCTTCAGTAGCAACGGTAAAGCAATATGATGAAGGATGTGTTGCTAAACTTACGGAAGGTATCTTCTTCTTAAGAGGAAACTTTATCAAGGTTGGAGAACAGTTCTTAATCATCTCTACAGTAGAACCACAACCAACGTTCACTTTAGGATTTGAAATTAAAGAAGATTTTATCACTTCTTATGATGACGAATCATTATACGATAATTCACAAGGATTCGTTAACTTTGCTGCTCCTGGTGCTGATCGTTTAAAGATCACGGCAAACATGATTGCGGTGATCGATGGTGATGATTTCCCACAGAATTTTGTTGAACTGGCTAAGGTTGTAAATGGTACAATTGCATCGTCAAAACTTGAAAATTCTCAATATAATATTCTTGGAGATGAACTAGCAAGAAGAACCTATGATGAGAGTGGTGATTACTACATAAAACCATTTACATTAGAAGTTAAAAATTCCTTACAAGATTTTAAAGGAAGTGGTGGCATATATGCAGAAAATGAAACAACACAATCTGGTGAAACACCTAGAGATGATCTAGCAGTATATCAACTTTCTGCTGGTAAGGCATATGTTCAGGGATATGAAGTAAATATTCCTTCTGGTGCTTCATTAGATATATTAAAACCAAGAACTACAAAAGAATTTAAGTCTCAGGCAGTAGAATATGCAACTGGATCTACATTAAGACTTAATAATGTATATGGTGCTCCAAAAATTGGACTATCAACAACATATACAGTATCTCTTAGAAGTGAAAGAGTTGGAGCAGCAGCAACAATTGCGGCAGGTAAGGAAATTGGTCTAGCTAGAGTTTATGATTATGCTCTCGAAACTGGATCTTATGATACTACTAATCCTCTCACCAATTCATGGGATTTGACACTGTTTGATGTTGTTTCATTCACAGATCTAAATCTAAACCAAAATCTAACATCACAACAAATACCAACATTCATTAAGGGTAAGTCAAGTGGTGCTGTTGGTTATCTTAGATATGAAGCAGCAAATACTGGC